GGTCAAAAAGAGATTGAGCATCATATACTTGCTCAGTTAAACAGAAGTGTTCGTATGCAGAAGTACGAAGCTGAAGCCTTGTTAATGCTTGCTGACGTAATCTACAAAAACCGTGATGAGATAGCAAGTTTTGTTGAAACTAAACCAAATCTTAAACTGGTAAACTGAAGGGATTCGTAATGGCTAATCAAACTCAAAAGTACGCGCAGATGAAACTTGACTTGGCACAAGAGAGCCTGTCTCCATATGGTATTAACCTTGGTCTTCAGGGTATCCAACACAATACCATACGTGTTATTGACCGTGGTGTAAACATCGTAAAAGATTCTTGCATCAATAGTCGTCGCTCGAAGCAGAAGAAAGAGGGCGTACACATTAGCCAACAAGAATATTTGTACCCCCTGAAGGACGAAGAAGGAAACCAAATTCGAAACGAGAGTAACGATATTGTTAAAATCCTTCTTCCTTTTGGTATTATGAAGAAACTTGATTCAAAACATGCAAAAAAACTGCGCGATAAGCTAGCACTGCAAGCGGCGGGTTTAACTGAAACTGTTCGTCAAATGGACGAGTGCTAATAAAGGAGAACTGAAAGATGTCTAAAAATATTAAGATTGACGCTGATACACTGGCCTTCATCCGCAAACTTGAGGACTTTGACTTGGTCATGTTGTTGTCAGAGGTCAATGAGCATGGATGGGACAAGGCAAAAGAACTTATCCCTCTGATGCGTCAAGTTGTAGAATAACATAAGGGGAGCCACATGAGTGAAATTGCACATCAACCTTGCCCTATCGTATCGTGTGGCTCTTCTGATGCTTTTAGTTGGAACACTGAGGGTTTTGGTAAGTGTCACGCTTGCAACCAAGGTTACCCAACAAAGAAAGAGACATTCAGTTGGGCTAAAGAGAAGTATCAAACAGGAAAACAGATGGAAACAGATAGCTATACACCAAAGCGCATTGAAGCTGCATCAGATGGAAAACACTTGGCTATGCGTAATATCACAGTGGCGACCATGCAAGACTTCAAAGTCCTTACCTATGATGATCGTCAAGAATACACCTACCCATCTGGTGGTATTAAGGTTCGTCGTCTAGATGAAAAGGCATTCTATGCTAAGAATAATTTTAAGGGTGACGAACTCTTTGGTATGAACCTCTTTACGTCTGGGTGTGCAAAGAAGGTAACAGTGACAGAGGGTGAACTAGACGCCCTGTCAGTGGCCCAAATGCTAAAGGGTAGCTACATCACCCCTGTGGTCTCACTGCCCTCTGCAACCCCCTCTAAGAAGCTGTGGGACAACTGCCACGACTGGTTGAACGGGTTTGATGAGATTGTCTTGTCTGTCGATAACGACGAAGCTGGAAATGCCATTGCTGACAAGATTGCAAAGATGTTTCCTAATAAAGTCTATCGGGTAGACCACAGTAAGTTTAAGGACGCTAACGACTTTCTTAAAGCCAATGCTGGTGCAGAGTATAAGAACTCTTGGTGGAATGCAAAGAAATATACTCCTGAGAATGTGCTTAACACTACCCAACAGTTTTTGTCGCTATACCACGATACCCCAGAGCATCAGTATGTCCCCACGGGCATCCAAGCACTAGACGACAAGATCATGGGTCTTATGCAAGGTCACTTCACTGTAATCAAAGCACAGACGGGTATCGGTAAGACAGAAGTTATGCGTTTCCTTGAGTTTAATATGCTAAAGAAGAAAATCCCTATTGCAGCATGGCACTTAGAAGAAACTAAACTTCGCTCATTACTAGGTTTGGTGTCGTATGAACTTAACGATAACCTAACTCGCCGTGACCTTATTGAAGAAAAGAAGTGCGAAGAGAAAGTTGTTAAAGCTATTACAGACTTGACCAAGGAAGAACTGTTCTATCAATTCTACTTGGGTGATGGTCAGGGCGCTGATGAATTGATTGAGCAGATCAGGTTCTTTAGTCAGGCTGCTGGATGTAAGTTTGTGTTCTTTGAGCCTATTCAAGATGTTGTTGCTGGATCGTCTGAGGAAAGCAAAGAGCAGATGCTTGCTGACTTGTCTGTTCGTCTATCTAAACTTGCTGCTGAATTGAATGTAGGTATCGTAACTATCGCCCATACCAATGACAATGGCGACACCAAATACTGTAAGATGATTGGTCAACGTGCATCTGTGATTATTGACTTGCAACGAGACAAGGATGCGCCTACAATCGAAGAACGTAACACTACCCACATTCGAGTAGAGAAGAACCGACCTTGTTCTGAGGTAGGCTCTGCTGGAAAGATGAGGTTTAATACTGAAACCTTTACTTTGCGGGAGGTAGCCTAATGAAACAGTATCACTGGCTCTCTAGTCGAATTTTCAAGGGACCACACAAGTTACACTACATAGCTGCACAACTATCTCTTGACTTGTGTGATTGGAAACCAAAGGGTATTAAATACATTAAGATACCCCTAAGCAAATACAGATTGAGGTGGTATGTATGACAGTATTTGATATTGAAACCGATGGACTTCTTGATAAGCTAACCAAGATTCATGTTATCTCTTGGATGGGGTCTGATGGAAATGTTCACCATACCCACGACTACGAAGCTATGCGATTGTTCTTCACTGAGGCTAAGGTTCTTATCGGGCATAATATCGTCAGGTTCGACATCGTAGCAGTGGAAAAGGTTTTAGGTATTAAGGTCAAGGCCCGTCTAATCGATACTCTTGCCCTGTCTTGGTATCTTAACCATGAACGTATCAAGCATGGTCTTGAGGGATATGGTGTAGAGTATGGTGTCCCTAAGCCTGTCATTACAGATTGGAGCAGCCTAACACCAGAAGACTATGCCCATCGTTGTGACGAAGACGTTAAGATCAATACTAGACTTTGGCGTGACTTGGACCTTAAGCTAAACCGTTTGTATCCTGACTTAGAAGACAAAGACCGTTTTATAGACTACCTTACTTTCAAGATGGACTGTGCCAGAGAGCAAGAAGCCCTGCGGTGGAAATTAGATGTTCCTATGGCACAGAAGGCACACGACGAGATTATGGTGCTGAAAGAAGAAAAGGTAGAGCAACTGTCTCATGCTATGCCTAAGCGTATTCTGACCCGTGTAGTTACGCAACCAAAGAATATGTATCGTAAGAACCACTCCTTGTCTGCTCATGGGGAGAAGTGGGAAGAACTCTGCAAGGAATACAAACAACCTGTTACCACACAGTCTTTTGTCGTCAAGACAGGGGAAGAACTTGGTAACCCTAACTCTAACGACCAAGTAAAAGATTGGCTATATTCTCTAGGTTGGCAACCGATTACCTTCAAGTTTGTGCGAGACAAAGAAACTGGTGACGAAAGGATGATTGCACAAATCCGTAATGAAAGTGACCTCTGTGAGAGTGTTAAGGACTTGGCAGAAGTTGATCCTGCTGTCGATCTTCTTGATGGTCTGACTGTCCTAACCCATCGTGCTGGCATCCTAAAGTCTTTCTTGGAATGTCATGTTGATGGATACCTCAAAGCTGAGATTGCTGGCCTGACTAACACCCTGCGGTTCAAACATTCTAAGCCCCTTGTAAACCTTCCTAGCGTTGACAAGCCTTATGGTGACATCATCAGGGGTTGCCTTACCTGCCCAGAGGGATACATACTTGCTGGTGCTGATATGGTTAGCCTAGAGGATACCACCAAACGACACTATATGCAGCCTCTAGACCCTGACTATGTAGAAGATATGTCTCGTGAAGGTTTCGACCCACACTTGGATTTGGCTAAGTTTGCTGGAACTGTTACTCAAGACGACATTGATGCTTACAATCGTGGAGAACGACCAGACCTTAAGAAAGTCCGTAAGTCCTACAAGGTTGTGAACTACAGTGCTACCTATGGCATTGGGGCCGCTAAACTAGCCCGTGGGACAGGCCTAAGTGTTAAAGAGGCTAAGGCACTACTAGAAGCGTTTTGGTCTCGTAACTGGGCTATTAAGCAGGTCTCTGAGGGTGTACGTACAAGAGAGTTGTTTGGGTCTATGTGGCTACAGAACCCTGTCTCTAAGTTCTGGTATAGCCTACGTTCTGATAAAGACCGTTTCTCTACTCTGAACCAAGGCACAGGCGTCTTCTGCTTTGATACTTGGGTTGCTCTGTGTCGTAAGAATGGCATAAACACTGTTGGTCAATTCCATGATGAAATCATTGCTCTTGTAGAGTTAGGCAAAGAGAAACAAGTGGAACGACTAATGCACTGGGCAGCAACTAAACTTAACGAGAAGGTCCAACTTAACGTACCTCTTGGGGCTGATGTTCAGTTCGGAAATACCTACGCAAGTATCCACTGAGTCTTTTGTGCAACAGGTTCTACCTAATGCACGAGACTTAGAGTTTTCTACAACATTTTGTGTCTAAGATTGCTGAAAAAGGTCTTATATACTATTACATAGCCGAGAAAGGAAATCTAATGGCTCGTTATACAATGGAAATGATTTTGGAATATGCACGGGTATTCCCAGAGAATGCGGACATGGGTGACCCTAACGGGAACAAACTTCAGAAAGACCTAGCCAAGAAGGGTGGTCAGTATATTACCAATGCTTACTTCACTGACTACGACCAGATTGAGAAGCTGACTGCGTTTGGTCTTAACTTGGAGCCTATGGGTAACAAACGCATCATTGACGGAAACCAAGACTTTGGTGTTGGTAAGTTTATGAAGATGAAGCGCGATATGAAAGATAACATCAAGTCCTTTGAGAATAAGAAGGGAACCACAGAAGTAAACTATGGTGGTCCAGTTGGTGTAGTTGACTTGCGTGACCCTGAGAACAAGCGTTGGTGGTCCTTTGAGGATGATGGCGCTTTGGGTAATGGGACTAAGGCTATGGTTCAGTTTGATGTCTACAGTGATGGTGCTGGTATCCGTTTGGTAAACGTAGGTATCCTAGAGCATGTTCCTTATCAGGCTGGAACTCAGAATAACGCTAACAACGAATTGTTTAAGGTAGCATAAAATGAAAATGACTATTATCTTTGAACTTAATGAAGAAGAAGATGGTGTTGCTGGCGAGTTGATCTATACAAAAAGCGGTATTGACGACTTGCACTCACTTGCTCATGGCTATGCTTTTGCAACTCGTGGCGTTGGCTATACTTATGTAGAGAATGTTGGATTTGAAAAAGAAGATGGTACAGTAACATTTGGTTAAGGAAACAGAATGAGTAGTAAAGGTAAAGTCTTGATCGATGGAGACATCATCGCATATAGGGCTGCTTTTTCCACTCAAGATGATTCCCCAGATGATGCAGTAAAAAAGACGGAAGAGTTGATTACTTACATTATTAGTGAGTGTATTGACCTTCCGTTTCCATCATCAAGTGACTTTGAGGTTTACCTAACAGGTAGTGGAAACTTTCGGTATGACATTGCTAAGTCTCACGACTATAAAGGGAATAGGAAGCATACTGAGAAACCACAATATCTAGGTATTACAAGAGGTTATCTTACCGATAGTTATGGCGCTATTACAAGTTCTGGAGAAGAAGCTGACGACCTAATCTCAAAAGCTGCTGCTGCACTTAACTATAATTGTGTCGTTGCCTCTATTGATAAGGACATGCTTCAAATCCCTTGTTGGCACTATAACTTTGGTAAGGGGGAGTGGAGTAAGGTAGAGCCGTTTCAAGGGACTAAGTTCTTCTATACTCAAATCTTGACTGGAGACAGGGCAGACAACATCGTAGGTATCCACGGCATTGGTCCAGTCAAAGCTGATAAGCTATTAGCTAGTTGTAACACAGAAGAAAGCCTATGGGATGCTGTAGTTAAAGCCTATGATGGCAACACAGAGAGAGTTATTGAGAATGCGAGATTACTATGGCTAAGGCGTTACGACGATCAACTGTGGGAACCTCCAAAGCTATAAAGAACGGTTACAGATCAGGACTTGAGGATAAGATTGCTGATCAACTCAAGTCTCTGTCTGTGCCAGTCAAGTATGAAGAACGTAAAATTACATACTCTGTTCCAGAAAGCCTTCATACTTACACACCTGACTTTGAACTTCCTAACGGTATTATTATTGAGTCTAAAGGTAGGTTTGTTGCTGCTGATCGAAAGAAACACTTACTAGTTAAACAGCAGAGACCAACACTTGATATTCGTTTTGTATTTTCTAACTCCAAAGCAAAGATAAACAAAGGCTCAAAGACTTCTTATGCTGATTGGTGCGACAAGTTTGGGTTTCAGTATTCTGATAAACTAATTCCAGAAGGGTGGATAAATGAGTAAAACAGTAGTAGTCTTTAGCTGTGGGCATACAGACCCATCAGTAAGTAATGAACGATTTAGTTGGCTAGGTGAGTTTCTATACGACCTTAAACCAGATTATGTCGTTGACTTGGGTGATGGCGCTGATATGCGGTCGTTAAATACATACGACACTCGTTACCCACAAGCTATCGTATCTCAATCCTATCAAGCTGACGTTGAACACTACAACGATGCTATGGAGCGTATGCGGTGGAAGTTTCGACACAATAAACGTAAAAGTCCATTCTACATTGGCTTTGAAGGAAACCATGAGAACCGTATCAAGAAGGCTATCTCAGTTGATCCACGACTAGAGGGTGACAAGTATGGCATCTCGTTCAGTCATTTGCAAACTGACCATTGGTTTGATGAATACCATGAGTATCACAACTCAGCACCATCTATTGCTGATTACGATGGTGTCTCTTACGCCCACTACTTTAGTTCTGGGAACTATGGAACTGCCACCTCTGGGATGCACCACGCCTATAGTGTAATCTCTAACCGTAACCACAGTTCTACTTGTGGACACAGCCATAAGCGTAG